GCCGGGTGGGGGATGGGCGGTACATCTGGCCGGTTGTAGTAGATTGAGTTCTCGTCGGCCGGATCGGCGTAGGGGTACGGGCCATCGATGGGCTTGGCCATCATATCGCGCTTGCGCTTCTCGAACATCGCTGCAGCCTGAGACTGGTTCTCGCGGTACTTGACCATAATCTCCTCGAGCTTCTCATTGGCATAGTGCACATTCTCAATCTGGTCGCGGTTTGGCGGGATCAGCAGCCACTTGTACATATCGACCACATAAATGTCGACCAGGCCATCCTCCTTCTGGAGACGCTTGGCGTGGCTGGCCGCCTCATCACGGGTCGGGAAGCACCCGCGAATCTTCATACCAAGGAGGTCATTCTTCTGGGGCTGGTCAGGACCCACAAAGGAAATGCACGCAAAGAGCTGGCCGGGGATCGTCAGGTAGTCTGGCTCGAGAGAACCCATTTAAAAGTAAAGGGCTCTTATTTTTTAAGTCAAATGGCGCAGCAGATGCGCACGCTCCACAACAACTGTAAAAGAGACCTCATAGGAAACTCCGTCTGGCCTGGAGCCCGAGTTCTCGACTGCGGGTGCGGGCGGGGCGGCGACCTCCACAAGTGGAAGATGCTGAAGCAGGCAGAAGTCGTGGCGATAGACCCCGATGAAGCCTCTATGCAAGAGGCTCGGGTACGGGCCGCCGACTCTCGGAGCCAGGTGCGCTTCTTGCCCCCTGGAGATATCCGCAACGTCGAAGGAACTTTTGACGTCATTTGTTACAACTTTTCACTTCACTACATAGTCGACTCTTACGAAGAGTCTTTGGCGGCCATCAAGCGGGTTCTGGCCCCTGGAGGTCTCCTCATAGGCATAGTCCCTGAAAAGGCCAGGGCCGAGATGCTCACAAACGGCCAGCCGTGGCAAGACCGCCTAGGAAACACTCTTGAGATCCGAGGAGACAGGCTCTGGGTCAATCTGGCCGACGGTCCGTTCTACGCAGACGGTCCGCGTGAAGAGCCTATGCTCGACGGGCCCGAGTTTATAGAGAGACTCGGGTTTGAGGTCGTTATGTGGGAGCCGATGATCCCCAGGCCCAATGGTCTTATTTCAGATTTGTACACCAAGTTTTCTTTTCGAAAGGTATAATAGATGAAGGGAGCAGTGGCCGTCCTGTTGCTCGGACTCCTGATTGCAGTCATGGCCCTCAATGATCAGCCGCCCCTCTTGACTGAACTCAAAGGGCGTTACGAGAAACTCCTGTGGGTTCTTCACAACGACCACAACCTCGACCCTCGATGGGAGCCCATCAAGAACCGCGTCATCCTCACGGCCATGAATGGCTGGAACAAGTCCAAGGGGGCGATAGGCTTCAATGTAAACAAGGGCTATGAGATTTATATATGTATGGATATGGATCCGAGTATTGACCCAGAAAAGAGGGTCAATACAGCAATGCATGTGCTCATTCATGAGCTGTGTCACTCGTCCGTAACGGAATACGAGCACTCGTCAAACTTTTGGAAAAATTTTAAAGATTTCAAGCAGTACTGCTCAGAGCACGGGCTGTATACTATCGGCGACGTTGGGCCCTACTGTGGGGAGGATATAAGGGCCTAGAGACCGACCCGTAGGGTCGTGATCCGAGACCCAGCGGTCCGGGACTCTGTCCCCTCGTCACAAAAACCTCTGGGCCGCGTAGAAAACCAGGGCGGCCACGAGTGCCGTGATGAGCATATAGGTCATGGATCCTTCCTCGACATTTGGAAAAAAAGAACCAATTCTCTCTTGGATCGGCTTGGATCCTGCAACCACTGCGGCTAGGCCGGCCAGGCAGGCCATGTACTGCTCGATTGTCATGCCGAAGGGGATCTTTCCAGAGTGTGGAGCGGACTGGGTCTGCTGCTGCATCTGGGCGTTCGGTGGAGGCACTGAACCCATGGCCATATTTTGCATCTGCATACCCGGGCCAGGAGGGACGATCTCATCAAGCGAAGTAGAGAACTCGGCCATTTGAGATTCACCAACGTTTTTTTCCGGGGGATTCGGCGGCGTCTCTATAAGACCCTGAGGGATGACCGAAGAGATTTCTGTAGAGCCATTTGCATCATATGGCTCCATTTATGGTTGTCTTTTAAAATTTGAAAAGGGGATGGGCGCAGGGCGGATCACGACCCTGCGGGTCGGTCTCTAGACCTTCTTCACCACGACCGTCCCGGCCCCTGGCTTTCTGGCGAGTCCTGGCTTCGATCCCGCCAGACCGTGCTTGGGGTTATAGTGCCTCTTGTGGTATTCCCAGAGTGCGGCCGACCCACACCGGAAGTTTTTCCTGAGAGTCGCTTTGTAATAGAAGACGCAATTCGAGACATCATTGCTCTTGGAAGTGTTGTCTAGGACGAGACACTCATAGTTCTCCGTGCAGGCATCCATCACCTGGCAGAACTGGTCAAAGGTTGGAAACACTCCGAAAAAAGCTTTGTAAAGATTTTCACGATTCTGACGAACGTTGTCTCGAAGCACAAAGACATAGTCCACGTTGGTCCGAATCATAGGGTTCATATCCATACAATACTGGGTCGTCATCATGAAGAATATCTTCCAGTGGCGACCATTCATAAACAGCTGGCGAATGCACGAGTCTTTCATAAAGGCCCGATCGTACATGCAGTCATCCATAAGGATGAAGACGGGCGAGGCTTTCCCCAGGGCCAGATTCTTCTTCTGTCGTTCAATAATCTTCTCTACGGCCGACTTGTTGTATTCTCCATAAACAAAGAGGTCAGGGATAAAGTTTCTGTAGTGGCCGTTGCCCTCCTCCGTGCCGGACATGGCGATCCCGGCCGGCAGGTTCTTCTTGTGCCACAGGATATCCGTGACGAGACTCGTCTTGCCGGTTCCACGCTTTCCTATGAATATACAAACCTTGTCGTCCGCCATTGTCCTGGGGTCGAATCTCCGCAACTGAATATTCATTCCTGAGAGTTGGTGATATATTTTTGATCACAGTGCTGCGCACTGGTTTCTTCTCTCTTTTTTTCAAGGAACTTAATAGAATGAGTGCGGGCGAGGTACAACTCGCTGCTCTCGGAATGCAAGACGTGTATCTGACAGGAACCCCGCATGTTACATATTTCAAGGGGGTCTACAGGCGGCACACTCCATTCGCTGTCCAATCGTTCAACATTCCTTTTCAGGACCAGAGGATCACTTGGGGAAGCCAGGCCATCTGCCGGATCCCTTTCAAAGGGGATATGATCCAATCGACAACTCTGGCCGTGACTTTGCCTCAGCTTTTTCCGGGCTCTACACAATTTCAGTGGAATCAACCGGTAAAATCAATGGCTACTCAGCCTTATCTAATTATAAATCCGTCTGGAACGACGGCCTCCGTTCTCTCTAGTACAGCTGGCTTTCAGCAGTTTTTCGTCGTGCCATCACCACCATGGTTAGGGGATGCTCTCTCGCCATATGTTTCATATAGTACGTTATATACCAGTTTTTTACTCGCTTCCTCCGTCACGAGTGTAGCTATATATACAAGAGATGTATATACCGTAGGCGTTTTCTGGGGTCTCGATCCGAACGGTTTCACGAGTACAGGGACTCTCAATGGTATTGCAGCAACCTATTGGAGCTTTAATAATGGAGGTTTGACAAATTTTACAGTTCTGCAGTCTGGCTGGGTTCCTTATAACTCGGGTATCACCAATATTGCAAACTCACTTTTATTCGTACCGCCAACATCCTCCATGGGAACCGGACCGCCTGTCATTTTCCCGACCACAGGCCCTCTCGCGCAATTCACAACGCCAACATATATTCAGTTTCAAAATTTTTCAAATGTTATCGGCGTGAGTTCTCTCATTTCCTATACAAAATCTGGAGGAAACCTCCAGTTTGCATACACGGGCGCATATTCAGTGATGATAACGCCATCGGGTCTAGGAGCCCCGACTCGCATAGGGATCGGGCACACATCGCAGGACGTCCGCCCGGTCTCTGGATATACATACGATTATGTATATACTTATAACGTTCAGTTCACGGGCCAGAACGCCCGGGCCGTCTTGTTTTTCAATGTAACGGATATCACACAGTACTATTTTATTGATTTTGAAGGTGCCACGGCCGGATCGAACTTCACGGCCGATGCGGAAGTCCTCGTTGAGCCAGTGTATGATTTGTGGACAGTCACATCGAACGCATCAATAATAAATAATACCATGCCGTTATCAAATCTCGCATGGAACGGAGCCAATCAACAGATTACGCCGAATACCATAAGTAATACATTTAGTTTTACAACTTCTGGACTTTACAACATCTATGGGTCTCTTTCTGTAAATTCTGCAAATACAATCAGTTCCGTGTCTCTTGTGGAACAGCAATTCACGGGACTCGACAGGTTTGGTCAGGCGAATGTAGTGTCTCAGTGGAACAGCCCCCAGGCGTCCAGTCCCAGCGTCAACTTTGCCCTGCCGGTCCAAGTAACTAATCCTACAAAAAATAATTATTCTATTGTTTTTTCTACAAATGATACAAACGCCATTGGAAACACCATCGCGCCATCTTCTTTTACTGTAGAATATTTCGGAGTCGTTAATAATCCCACGACACCACAACAAGGCAATTTTAGTCAGAATGGCCTTCTCGTCCGAGCAAGTAATACCGCATGCACAAATTACAATTTGAGTACATCTAATATAAATCTTTTTTCAACTTCGAATGTTTTTGGAAATTCATACTATATTGCAGTGACAAATGGCGGAAATCTAACTTTTAGTAACGTTTCGCAGTACAGGCTCTGTGCCTATGTCGAGACATCGAATGCCTACATGTCCAAGGTGACCGTATGGTCCGCTCAGAATGACGCGACACTCGCAACTTCGCTCCTGCCAGGAAATTCTGCACAGGCGGCCCTTATCTCTTCGCGAACCGTACCCGTCGGGTTGTCTAGCGGATATACTGTCGATATGATGATTCCTGCCCTTATTTCAAATACATATCAAATCCGCGTCGGCTTTTCTAGCGCAACACCAGGTCAACAATATACAAATGTCACGGCGAATACATATTTTACAATCGTGGGAACCACGCTTCCCGGCTCGGCACCAGTGTATTCTTATGTAGATTCTGTCGGGACCTATATGATTAAAAATGCAGAACTCAGGATGGGCGGCCAGTCTATTCAAACTTTGTCTGGTGAAATGATTGAAATATATAATGATTTATTTGTTTCTCAGGAAAACCAGCCCGGTCTGACTCTCTTGACGGGTAAAAAAGATACTTCAACAATTTACAACCCAAGAACTTATTATATTAATTTGCCATTCTTCTTTTACGGATCGGCCGAACTTTCGTTGCCGATCTGCGCCCTTGGTCTTCAGGACCTCGAGGTCTGGGTGACGTTCAACGAGTACCAGAGTCTGCTCGCGACCGGGACTGTGAATCCGACTCCCTCGTCGGTCATTACATCAATAGTAGTGGATTATGCGTACCTGTCAGGCCCAGAGATTGAGTGGTTCCAGAAACATCGCCAGGACTACATCATCCAACAGAACCAGTACGATACATTTAGACTAGGAGCAAGTCTCACCTTTCAAATGGACTTTCGGGGTCCTGTCCGAGAGCTCTATTTTGTAATACAGGACGCCTCGGACCCTCCGTATGTCTATGAGACGGACACGGGCCTTGGCGTGGCGATCACCTTCAACGGGGAAGACTATGTAGATTCGAGCACGATGGACTACAACTTTACGAGATTTATAGGACCAATAGAAAAGTACGCACGCCAGCCCGACAGAATCTTGCACGTCATCCCCCTCTGCAGGCACCCGCTCAACCCCAGGCCATCCGGTTCAGTGAATATGGACCGTATTTATCAAAAGAATATTCAGTTTACTCTGCCTAATCTCACCTCTCTGGCGACCAAGACTCTCCGCATCAACGCTGTAATCTACAATATTCTTCGTGTTGAAAATGGGTTGGCCGGAATTATGTACCAGTAATAGTAGATGGCTGGACGGCAGCTCTTGACACAACTCGGCCAGGCTGATATCATATTATCTGGTCAGCCAGAGATTACATTCTTCAAGGAGGGGTATGCAGCCCAAGGCTTGTTCGCAAGCCGAGTCATAGATGTTCCCTTCAAGAACACTCCTTCATTTGGTTACGAGGTTGAAACAGAGATTCCGCTCAACGGCGATCTGATGACGGCCATGTACCTGGCCTTCACCTTCCAGACATCGTTGCCTAGTGTCGGATTCTACCCTCAGGCTGGCATAAATATGATTAATTTTGTAGAACTTTACTCCGGTACAGAACTCATAGAGAGACTCTGGGGAGAGTACATAGGTGTACTCAACGAGTGTCAGATCCCGACCAGCAAGCAAGGAGCCCTCACCAGCATACTTGGCGGCGGGACTCCCGGGTCTCCATTCGTTCCTACGAATTACCCATTCAAGTTTACGGTCCCACTGCCTTTCCAGTGTTTGAAAAAAGGCCTCCCTCTCGTTCCCCATATGAACTTCCGGGTTTCCCTCAATGACACAACCTCCTTCTTAACGGGAACAGTGATCCCAAACTCAGTTCCAAACATGCAATTTAATTTTTATACAGAATTTGTCGTCTTGAGTGAGGCTGAAAAAAACTTTATCAAAAACAGAGGTCCGACACTGTACCTCGGAGAGAGCGTTGAAAGGGCCCTGTTCACCGTCACGAACCAGAGCGCGAATGTTCGATGCGTGACTCAGTTCCTCCATCCCGTCAAGGAACTCTTTTTCACAGTCAGAAATACTTCATCGGTCGCGCCCGATTACTGGTTCGACTACTCGAATACTTATCAGGGAGGAACAAGTACACAGAATTGGTCAAATACATACTCTAATATAAATCAACTGAATTCCTTGGGAATGTACTTCGAAGGGGTCATGCGGGTCGATCCCTTGTGGGCCTCGGGAGTTTACCTGGGAACGACTCAGTTCTTGGACTATCACACGAGGGTCCCGGCGCGACCGTTCTACATGTACTCGTTCTCACTGGATCCCGAAAATCCCAGTCCGACGGGTTCAGTCAACATGGGAAGAATAAAAAATCAATATTTTGATTTCTTTTTACAACCCATGCCCAGCTGGAGGAGTCCCTCAGACAGGGTCCTGACGATATGGGCCCGACACTACACATTCTTGGAAATTAACGGATTCAAGACGATCAAAAACTTGTTTGATGGAAAGGGGGATGATGGATATCTCGTTTATTTAAGTTAGAGGAGAGAACTTCTATAGTTTCAATGGAAGAGGCCGCCTTGGACATCTTCCTTCCGGCAATGGAAAGCGCCATGGTTATCGCCAGTCACTACGCCAAGGCGACCGGCCGCAATTGCGTCACTGCCCAGGATGTTCGAATGGGCTTGATGTTTGCGGCGCGCCACGTCGTCGGGAAGCAAGTTGGTTCTTTGTTTCCCGAGATTTATGAGGACGAAGAGGAGGAAGAGGAGGAAGAGGAGGAGGATCAGGAACCCGAGGAGAACTGGACAAGGTACGAGGGGGATGATCCTCAGCTCAAGCTCGTGAACGAGTGTGCGGACACGTGGGATGAGTGGGAGCCAGAGAGCCCTGCCGAGCGTGCGCTCAAAGACGCTGTAGAAAAGGCTACAAATCAGTAGATGGAGCAACGAAGTTGCGACGGGGCGGAGCCCCTGGAGCCCTTCGACCCTGGTGGCGACTTTTGCGCGTTCGCCGCCGTCATCAGGGATCCCCGCCCATTTGAAAAAACAAAATTTAGTATTTTTCAATTGAGCGACTCTGATGACGATGATGAATTATTTAAAAAGTTTTCAATTATTCAGCCCGACTCTTCCGACTATGACTCTGAATGAAATTTCTTTGTTACTATTAAATGATTCACTCAAGTGTAGCCATCGTGGGGACTCTCCTCAACATCATGGCTCTGAGCTGGATCCTCAACCTCGAGAGGATTGGCTGCCCGTGTGCTGGTGACTGG